TGCCGCCACCCGAAAAGCTAAACATACTGCCGATGGCGTTGGCCAAAGGCGCGGTGACTTGCTTGCGCACGATCATGCGGGCAATGTCTTTGCCGATACCGTCTAGCACGTCGCGCAGGCCTTTGCCGTTGACAATTGCGTCTTCAAAAGCGCTGCTAAAGGTCAGCCCAAGTTCTTCTGCAAAGTCTTTGGCTTTTTTGGTTTTTTCGGCCACAAGGTCAAGGCGGGACGTGACGGCTTGTAGGTACTGCTCTTGGTTGATACCGGCCGCGCCTGCAGTGTCAATAAAGCGCTGATACTCGTCAGTCAACAGTGCAACGTCGGCGCGTTGCTTTTCAAGGACCGCGCTGGGTGTGTCGTCTAGCAGGGTCTTGAGACGCGCTTGGTAGGCTTGGTTGGCTTTGTTGACAGCATCGCCCTCTTGCATCGCCAGGTCGCGGCCCATTTTCATGCGCTCTTCGCTTGCCGATGCGGTTTGCTTGATCAAGTCCAGCTCGTTGGCCAGCGCTTGCAGCTTCGCCTGCTGCGCCGGGCTGACGGTGAGCCGGCCCTGTTGAATATCAGCCAGCAGCTGCTCAGTGGCGCTCAGGTCTTGGGTTTTTTCAATCTGCTTTTGCAGGTTGTCCATGAAGCGTTTGAAGTCGGCGTCGGGGTCTTTGCCGGCTGCGCCTGCGGCGGCAATGACGGGCGCGCTTGACTTGTTCCCGTTTACTTGCGCGGCAATGCTGCCTGGGTCGCCCAGCAGGCGTGGGTCTTTAAATTTGCGCGCCGACATTGTGCCGATGCCCAAAATTCGAGCCTGAAATTTGTCCAACTCAATGCGGGCTAGTTTGGAATCCTCTTGCACAGCTGAGCTGATGGCGTTGAATTTGTTGAAATCAAGCCTGGCGAGCGCCGCGTAACCTTCCGCAACACCGACGATTGCTTTGCCAACCTCTTGAAAAACAAAAATGAATTCTGAAACTACCACAGTGACGGTCTGAAAGACAAGCACCAACCCATTAATGGCCGCTTTGATTAAAAACGTGGTGGCCTCTATCAGAACTTGACTTTTGGAAAGCTCAACAAACTCGTCTGAAAGGTCATTAAGCGTGGGAAGCAACTCAGACGCAGCAGTGTTGGCCAGCCCTTTTATGGACGCTGTGATGCGGGTCAGGTTGTCGTTAAAATCCTCTGCCGCCTTGGAGGTTGTTGTGTCCAAAATAAGCCCGAGCTTTTGCGCCTCCTCTTTCATCTCCTGCAGGCCGTCAGCGCCGCTGTTGAGCAGCGGTATCAGTTGCGCGCCGGACCGGCCGAAAAGGTTGACAGCCAGCGCGGTTTTTTCTGCCCCATCTTTGAAACCAGCAAACTTTTCGGCAATTTCGGTCAAAACCGCATCAGAGGCTTTCAGGGAGCCGTCAGAATTTTTAACGCTAATGCCCAGCGCGCTAAAGCCCTCAACGGCAATGCCGGTACCGACGGCTGCGTCTGACATGTTTTTGGTCAGCTTGACAAGCGCTGAGCCCAGCTCTGCGTTGCTGACGCCGGACAGATCTGCGGCAAAGGAAAGGGCCGACAGACTCTCGACCGTGGTGCCGGTTTGCTGTGCCAGCTTGGACATCTCGTCCATCGCATCAATTGAGGCTTTGACCAAATACACACTGGCTGCGGCCGCCGCCGCAAATGCAACGCCAATGGCCGCGCCCATTTGTTTGGCTTCTTTTTGCAGCGATTTGAAGTTTAGCTCTGCCTGATTAAAACCTCTGTCGGTGTCGTTTTGCGCGCTGATTTTGATTTTTACGTCTTTTGCCATGTTTATTGCACCATTCCGGCCCGCTTGGCGCTGGCCATAATTTCGTCGACGGTTAGAGCTTGCGGCTCGGGTGGGGCGGCGGCGCTGTCGGTCAGGTCTTGCCACAAGGCCGGTGCAAAGTCGTGCGAGGCCCAAAGTCGGCCGCGCTCAGGGGCCTGCAGCGGCCCGTTTGCCAAAGCTGCCAGCACTGCACCCAGGCCGGCCCATTGCGCCGCTGGCATGGGCTCTTGGTTGTGCAGCGCGTAGTGCTGGCCAAACTCTTGCGCAGTCATGATTTGCCCCAATTGCTGCACGCTGACTCCCATTTTTTGTGCCAGCCTGAGTGCAAACCGGAGCTCAGGCTGGCGGGCTAGTTTTTTGCTGTGTCGGCCTGGCTAAAGCCACTGATACGCCAGGCGACGTTAAAAAGTGCGATCGCCTGGTTGGCATGCTTGGCGCCAAACACCTGCCATTGCTGCTGTGTAAAAACCGGCTTTTCGTCGGCGTCAAGCACCGTCATCGCCAGCAGGACCGGCAAGACGGCATGCACACCAGAGCGTTCAGATTCGCCATCAAGAGATTTTTTAGGGGCGGCGGCAACAACGCTGGCTTGCAGGTCCAAATACTCTGTCAGCAGCAGGCCGCGCACCACAACTTCGCCGCCCAGGGCTTCGACCTCAACCGTTTCTTTTGGCAGTACCGGGGTGGGTACGTCTTGGCGTTTGATAACAGCCATGGGGGTTAGCTTGCGTAAGGGGTGATGGGACCCGTGAGGTTAAAACTGGTGGGTGTCGTCACCGCGCCACCGGTTGAGCCGCCGGGGGCCAGTAGCGCGCTGGGGTAGCAGTCAAAATAAACCTTCGCCCCGCTGGAAAACGTCAGACGAATAGACCGCGTGGCTTTGGCGCGTGAGGCTTTGGCCAGCTCAATGAGCGCCGCGTCGGAGGTGTCCCACAAGTTGCCAAAGCTGTAAGACAGCGCGCTGAAGGTGCCGGGTATTTGCTTTTCCGTGTCGTCGTGAATGGTGGTGACAGTGATGGCTGCCGCTTCGCCGCCAGAGCTGTTGACGTCTTGAATGGTGGCCGCAGCTGCACCAAAAGTAACCATCTGCGCGTTGCCGCTGCCAAAGGTGCCGTACAAGGTGCTGTCCTCGCCTTTGAGCTCGTAAGTGCCAGTGGTGACGTTGGACACCTCGACCACTTTGTTGTCAAGCTCAGACATGCCGGTCATGCCGGATAACTTGACCACTTGGCCATTGGTAAAGCCGTGGGCTGTCCGGGTGACCACGGCCGGGTTGGCTTTGGTGATGGACGTGATGGGTACAGCTGCGGCAATGAGGGTTTGCACCGACACGCCGACTTTGGACCAGACATTGATAACAGGCATGATGATTTCCTTTTGCGATTATTTTGCGATTAAAGTGGCACACCCGGCGCATTGCCAGCGGTGTAATAAGTGCCGGTGTAATTCAGCGTGGCAACGCCTGCGGGCTTGTCGAGCGTGTCGACCATCTCAATGCCGATGCTTTGCAGCTGCAGGTCTTTTGCGCCGCCAAAACTGGCACCGTTTAAAACCGGCTCCACCTCTAAGATGATCTGGTCGAGCGTGTCGTCCAGGCTAGAGGTGGCCTTGGCCACGCAACGCACCGTGAGGGTCAGCTGGCGCTCCAGAATCTGGCTGCCAATGGTGGTGTTGGTGATGGTCTCGTCGTCAGTGTTGATCAGCAAGCAAGGCAAGTCAGCGTCGCGCAAGGTGTAAAGCCGGCTTTGGTAAACGCGGCTGCCGGTGGTGGCCAGACCAGTGACAGCGGCGGCAGCGGCCTCACGGATAACGCGTCGGGCGTGCATTACACGGCCTCCAGCTGCAGCGTGCTAACGCCGGTGCCGTCATCTGTGTAGTCGCGCACCGTGAACGATTCAGCGCCCACCACCAGCGCCAGGGCGCGAGGATCCGCCGGGACGCTGGCCGTGGGGAGCTGAAACTCAATACCCGTGCCGCCCAGCGCGTCAAAAGCGTCTCGCGGGGTTTTAAGCAAAATGCCCAGCACCGGGGTCGCACCCAGCACCGCACTGACGGCAAAGTCAGTAAAAAACGGGGTGAGGTCTTGGGTGAAGGGCATGGTTTGCTCTGGCTGGTGCTGGTGCTGTTGCTTAGGCCGTCAACGCGTCGACCATGGTTGCGAACGACTCGATGTTGCGCACGGCCACGTCGACGTCTTGCAGGGCCACTACGCGCACCGTCCCGGCGGTGCTGCCGGTGTACGGGTCGACCATGATGTCCAGGCTGCCCCACATGCCGATCATCAGGTCGGCAAAGTTGCCGAACAAAATGGCCGAGCAAACGCCGCTGCTGGTGCCCTTGGTCAGGTTGCTTGGCACGGCGTTGGTGACGCCGACGTTGTAGCCGTTGATCGGCGTGCTGCCCAGGTCCCACACCGGCGCGCCGTTGGTCGAGGCAAACTTTTGCGTGGTTTTGAGCTTGCCGCGCATTTTGACGTTGGTCAAATAGCCCAGCGTGCCAATGTCGGCATTGCCGACGGCAACGTTGGTCTCTAGGTCGATCATGTTGGGCCAAGTCGGTGCCAGGCCGTTGGTTCCGCCGATGACGCTAGGGGTGATGAGCGTGAGCAGGCCGGACGGCTGGTTGCTGGCGCCGCTGCCGCTGATGGCCGCTTGCTGCACGGCCAGGCCGAGCACGGTGGCCAAGTCTTGGTTGACCATGGCCTCGACGTCGATGCTTGACTGAAGCGTCAGGCGGCGGCTGATGTCGGTAAACGCGCCAACCGTCTTGGGTGACATTGTCACTTGGCCAACCGTTTGTTGGGACTCGGTGGGTGCGCCGTTTTCGGCCACCCAGTAGGCGGTGGCCGCGCCGGTCTGCTTGGGGATGGCGATCTGCCCCACCAGGCCGGTCAGCATGCGGGCGCCCATGCGGTCAATCACCATCGCGTTGCGGAACAGGTCGATGAAGCTGCCGCTGAGCAGATCAGTGGCAACCAGGTTGCCGCCAGCGGTGGGCGTGCCGACCAGTAGGTCGCGTTTTTGCACGTCGCTGGGCATGAAAAATCCGCGTGCGGCCTTGCCCATTTTTGTGGCTACAGCGCCGGACGCCTCAAACTCAAAGGCGGCGGCGCGCTGGGCAGCGGCGTCGCTGGGGTTGGCCAGGGCGTGGATCGCGCGCACCACGCTAAAGCGGCGGGTTTCGGCTGTGCTCATGCCGATGTCGCTTGTGGGCACGGGCTTGGTGGACAGCGCACGAATGGCCTCGACCTGGAATTGCTCGACCGTGTGGCCGGCCTGGATGGACTTCATGGCCATCTCGGCACCGCCGGGCATAGTGGCGGCAATTTTGCTAATCTCGGCGGCGTGGTTGCGCTGCAATGGGGTTTCGACAACGGTGACAACTGGCGCTGCAACGGGTACTGCTGGGATAACTGTGGACATGGTTTTTTCCTGAAAAGTTGGGGGGGGATCGAGCAAAGGGGCGGCGTCAGATGCCAGGCTGCGGCCTACACCGACGGATGCATCAGCGGGGACGCTGACAAGAGATACTTCAAACGGTTCCCAGTCGGTGACGCGGTAGGTTTCCACACCGTCCGCTGTTTCGACCAGCACCGCTTTATGGACCATGTAGCCAACGGACACGCTGCGGCGTATGCCGCCCAGCACGTCTTGCCACACTTCCTCTGCTCGGGCGCTTTTCCCAAAACGCACCACGGCACGGGCCACACGGTCCGCACCGATTTCTACAGATTCGACAACGCCCACCACGTCTCGCGTGTTGTGGTCGCATAACAGGTTGGCACCGCCACGCAAGCGCTTGCTGCGCATGGCGCTGGCGGTGCAATCTAAAATTTCAATGCCCCAATACCGCTCGTAAGGCAGCTCGCTGGCGAACGCCAGGGTGGCGGTGCGGGCGGCCTCGTCAACGGCCTTGCGCTCGACAGCAAAGGCGCGCTCAACACGGCCGTCAGCAATGTGTCGGGCCAGATTGGGGGGGATGTGCGGTGTAGGCATGCCGCTACTGTCGCGGCGGCGGTGTCTTGTTTTCAAGGCAAAAGACAAGACACTTTTTAATTATTTTTTTATGCTGCTGGTGGTGGTGGTGGTGGTGGCGCTGCGGGGTTTGCGCCGCTGGCGCCGGGTAGCGCGTCGTAAGCGGTGAGCTGCACGCCGTAAAGTTTTGCCATCTCTTGCGCGGACTTGATGGCTTTGAGAGTGTCTTCGAAGTCGTAGCCCATGGCGGCGCTCAAATCTTGCGGAGCCATCAGGCCGGCTTTGACACTGAGAATTTTTGCCTCCATGTCGCTTTTGGGGTCTACCCACTCCCAGCGGCGCGGCTGCCATTCGTGTTTGGCAAACTTGGCAAACTTGGCGGCTGGCAGGGCCGCGCCGTTGGGCATGGTGATGGCGCCAGACAGCAGGGCCATTTGCAGCCATGCTTGGAACACCGGCTCCATGAACGCGCCGATGAACCACTGCTGGTCGGCCATCCACCTGTCGCGCTCTTCCAGCGTGCCGCTCCTGATGCTGCTGAAGCTGACGCCTTCGAGGTCATTGGCCAGGCTGTGGTAGGCCACACGCCAGCCGGTGGCGATGCGCTGCAGCATGGTTTTTGCGAACGGGCTGAACACTTCGTTGGGGTATTTGCTTTCGTGCGCCTGGTAGCTGTAACCAACGGGTAGGGTGTCGTAGATGCCCGGCTGGCTCGGGCTGATGTTGATCGCGTCTGCGCCGCTGCCTTCAATGGCGCCCATCGGTGGCTGCCCGCTGGCGTCTTCGCTTTGCTTAAAAAAGCCGTAGTGGTTGGCACCGTGCTCGGCGGCCAACAAAGCCGACAACATAAAGTTGCCCAGGTGGTGCAGGCTGAGCATGCCGGGGGCCATCCACGGCACGCCGCGCATTTGCTCGGCGCGCTCAATTTTAAATTTGTGCAGCAGCTCGGTGGCCGCTACGCGAATGCGGCGTCGGCCGGTGCGACTGCCGTCGTTGGGGTGCGACTCAAACAGGTGCAGCGCCATTGGGCGACGGTAGGTGTCGACCTCTACGCCCATGATGACGGTGTTGCCGCCGTAGCTGCCGTTGTAAGCGGTGTCGATGCGGTCAACGTCGATAATTTGCAGGGCAAAATTAAAGCGGTTGCGCGCGTCCGTACCGCGCACCATGCGAACCAAAAACTCACCGTCTGCGGGCAGGCTGCCGGTGATGCTTTCACACAAATCGCGCAACTGCAGCTGACCGGTGACGTCGCACACGCTGGCCCATTCGTCCCAGGCTTTTTCAATGGCATCGTTGGCCATGGCGTCTTCTTTGCCGGGCGCGTCTTCGACCTTTGCCTGCAGACGGATGCCGGCCGGGCCAATCAAATTGTTTTCGACCATGCCCCTGAACTTTTTGGCGTAGTCGTTGTTGCTGGCCAGCTGGCGGCCGCGTTTTCGAAGGTTGTTGAGGTCGGCGCGCAGCTCTTCGTTGATGCTGCTTTCGGTGGCGAACCAGTCGGCGCTTAGACGGTCAATGCGCGCTCCATCAAAGCGGCGCAGCTGCAGGCCAGCAGCGGGTGTGCGGCTGGTCAATGCGCGCCACAATTGGGCGGCTTTTGTGAGTGGTTTCATGGGCCAAACCTGACGTAAATGCGGCCTTTGCCGGGCATGCCTGCTGCCGCATTGCTGGCCGCGTCTTCGTCCGCGACGTCGCGCATAAGTCGGTCACGCAGCGTCAGCAGCTCAGGCATGGAAATGTATTTGATTTTTCGACCGGCAATCTCGTACTCAGCCGTGGCAGATGTGGCGCGGCCCTCAAGGGTGGCGTTAATGGCCTCTAGCGTGCGCCTGGCCTGGCTGCGCGCGTCTTGTGGGGCACCAAAAGCTGGCGCAATTGTGATGCGGCCGGTCAGCGTGGTGTAGACCTCACCAGACTTACTGACGCTGGCGCGCAAGCTGTAGTCGCCAGCCGTCCATTCGGTGGTGGTTGCCGCACTGACGTTGACCAAATGGTCGTCACCCTGGGCGCCTGCCGCGAAGGTGATGCGCTGGGCCGCGTTAACCAGCGTGTAACTGAGCACCCAGCCATCGCTGGCGGGGTAGTCAGGCAGCGATTTAAGCCACTTGGCAGTGTCGCCAGCAGTCAAGCTGACGGGTTCGGTGGTGTGAATTGGTGGTGCCATGCGTGTAGATGGTCATGCTTGTGGTGTCTTGCTTTCAAGGCAAAAGACAAGACAGGCAGGTTTTAAATGGCGGGTCATATCAAAGCGGTTTTTTTTGCATAAGCCATGGCTTATCGCTGCCTTCATAGGCTCGAGGTCCAAAGCGCCCAGCGCTCTGCCGCCTGCTTGCTTGAAAAAGCCTTCATCTTTTGTCGTCCACGATCGATGTGGGTGTACGCCGTCTGCACGCCGATGCCCATTTCCAGCGCGATTTCCTTGCGGTTTTTACCTTCGCTCAAAAGAGTCATGGCGCGGGCTTGTTGCGCGCTTAACTGGTAGGGGTTTTTCATATCAATGATGACTGGGTTCAGGCCGACGGGTCGTTTTTAATGATGTGCCACAAACGCGGTGCGCTTAGTCTGTACCTGCGCATCAGCAGGGGCACGCGCTCGCCCGCCTGAAAATCCCGCCGGATGGCGGCGTTGCGGGCGCTGAGCGTGCTGCCCCGGCGCTGCACATAGACCCGGTCACCGCCCCACTTGTCTCGGGTTGCTTTTTCAACTTGCGCGGCCAACGCGGCGTTAAAAGCCGGGACCAGCGCAATGACACTAGCCAGGATGTCGCCCACCAGGTCGTCGCACACGGGCTCCCAGGCGGTAGTGAGCTTGGTTGTGAGCTTGTCCAGTGTGAGGTCTTGGGACTGCAGGGTTGTGACTACCATGAGGTTCTCGCTTGTTGACTGCGGCGGGGGCGCTGTAATAACGGGTTCGGCTTCGGGCTGCTGACTTCAGCGGCCAGATCTGCTGAGCTGTCTAACTTGTCGGCGTTGGGCACTGGGTGGTTAAAAAGATCTGGCTCGCGCGGGGCGGTGCGCTGCTGGCGTTTGGACCAGCTGCCCTCTTTGAATGTGGGGAGGCCTAGGTAGCAGGCGGCGGCGTAGGCGTAGACCATGCAGTCAAGTGCCTCGTTGCGCTTGTGGTTCGGCTTAAACCATTCCAGCCGGGCGTGGCCTTTGACATACTTTGTGACCAGGCGCTCAGCCGTCATCTGCTCAAATTCGTCGGTTTCCTTCAGGTCAGCGGGCAGGTGGATGTAACCGCTGCCGGGCTCACTTAAACGCAAGCGGCCGTACAGCAGGTGCTTGATGGTGTTGGTGCCGACCTGCCAGAGCTTGAGGCCGCGCGGCTGCGTCTTGCCGCGCCAAGTGACATCGACTGCGCTGGGCCTGCCGAGCGGTGCTTTTTGTTCAACGCTGGAGCCTTTGATGGCCAGCACATGGGCATGGGCATGGGCGCGGCAGTACACGTACACGGCTTGGGTGTTGTGGCCACCGGTGTCGATACAGGTGGCCTCGATCATCAGCGTGGAGCCGCTTTGGTGCGGCAGCGCGGTGCGACGGATCCGCGTCAGCTCGGCCCAGGGTGAGCCTTCGGCGGCTTCTTCAAGATTCGGGTCGCCGTAGATGATGTGGCGCTGTACCAGCCAGCTTTCTTCGCCCCGGCCCCAGGCCCACACACGGGCCTCAAGCCGGTCTGGCTGGGTGTCAACGCCCATGGCCAGCAGCAGGCCGCGCATGGGGACCACGCCCAGCTCGTAAGGCTCGGCCCGGCGGGCCAGCTCGTGGTGCTGAACCTTGTCGCCCTGCTCTTCCCAGGTCTCGGCCAAGCGGGTGTTGATGAAGGCGCGCAGCTTGGTCTGGTCGCCCTGATTGGCAGCGGTGCGGGCGTCAACCCATTCACTGACCAGCACGGACCAGCTCAGCCAACCCAGTGGGCTGTACAGGCTATTGAGGTGGTAGCCGCGCATGTGGGCGCGTGTGTCGGGCCGGGTCGCAACCCAGGCGCCGCCGCGCAGCATGCCGGGTTTGTGGTGCTCGGCAATGCGCACGCCGCAGCTGCTGCACACATAGTGCGCGGTGTGTGGCTGGGCGTGGCCGTCTTGGTCTTTGTCCCAGTGCAGGCCGTGGGCCTTGCCTGCGCCCCATTCGAGCGCCTGCATGTGGCCACAGTCTGGGCAGGGCACTTCAAAATAACGCTGGTCGGTTTTTTGAAACGCCGACTCGATGCGGCTGAAATCTTTGGTGGTGGGCGTACTGGTTTTTAGGCGCTTGCGCCGGGAAAAGGTGGACTGGCGGGCCTCGGCCAGGCTGATCGGGTCGCCCTCGCCGTCAACGTCGTGCGGGTAGGCGTCGATCTCGTCAAAGAAAATGTCGCGTATCGGCATTGACCGCAAGCCTGCAGCACTGTTGGCTCCGGCCAGGGCTAGGAAGCCGCCCGCATATTCCTTCAGGAGCGTGGTGTTGGCGTCGTCGCGTGAGCGGTTATCGCGCACCTTTTTGTGCAGCGCGGGGGACTCTTCAATCATCGGCGTCAGGCGCTGGCGGCTGTAGCGCTTGGCAGTGTCAATCGTCGGCTGCACCACCATCACCGGGCCGGGCTGCAGGTCAATCAGGTAGCCCAGCCAGTTTCCGCCGATGGTGGTTTTGCTGGTCTGCGCGCCCCACATCAGCACGACCTCTTCCACTGAGCTGTGCGCGCTAAGCGCGTCTTGCGGCTCGCGCGCATAGGGCGTGCGACTGACCCTATATGGGCCAGGCTCGCTCGAATCTTTGGCCGACAGGTTGCGCCGCAACTCAGCCCACTCGGTCACCGTCATGCGCGATGGCGGAACCAAATATTCAGCCAGGAGCGTGCCGACCAGATCGGCGGCTCGGGCCTCGTGCGTGGGGAGGTCGCGGGCGCTCATTGTGCTTGCTCCCTGCCCGCCAGGCGGTTGCTGTTTTGCACGGCCGCCATGCCTTCAAGGGCGCGGTACAGCTCAGCCTGCAGCAGCTCATGCACCTTTGCCGCGTCAGTTTCAGCCGCCAAAATAGCCGACAGCCTAGACGGAATCTGCAGCAAGTTGTCGCGCGTGGAAGTGAAGGCAGCGGCCAGCACGGCTTTGACGGCGTCGACACGGATCAGCAGGCCTTGCTGCTCGGCCAGCTTCAACTCGGCCATCTCAGCGTCGGCGGCTTCACGTCGATTGCGGCTCAGCGTGTAGCCATCTGGCGTGATTACATCGGCGGCGGCGTTTTGTGCAAGCGCCTGCAACAGAGACGGCTGATCTGGTGTGGGTGTGGCAGACACACGCGCCCGGCTGTTGGCCTTCCACTGAATATCGGCCACCGCGGGATCAATTAGCCCGTTAACCAGGCTGATGCGCTGCGCTTTTACAGCCTTGCCCACGGCCACCTTCGAGCAACCCCGGTGCCGCGCATACTGCGCCTGAGTCATCAAGTTAACTTTCGCCATCAAATAACCTCTTCAGTAAACTAATTGCCATCCAAATAACTAGCGCGATTTCGGGATCTTTTAGACC